ATATGGTGTATATTCTTACTCTAGGAGAGAGTTATTGCGTATGACTGATGCACAGGTAGCAGCAGCATTAGGTTACACAAGAGATTTGGCCGTTGACAACCGTAACGTTGCGATTGTTGGAGTACCATTGGACAGGGCAAACTTTAGCGAGAATAGCATGATTAACTATCAAAATCAATATGTGATTAAAGGAGATGCCATGGTAACTCAATCCCTATCGATTGGATGGCAATTAGGCGACAGTTCTGCTCAAGCAACATATTACATTGAATTGGATGAATACGAAGTTAATGATAATGAAGAAATCCTCCTGATCCTTAACGAACGTGCGCAAACTGCTGCAGGGTTGGCTGACTAATGGCTGCTGTAGTTATCTTGGCTAAGATTCTAAAAGAACTTAAGGAGATTAAGAAATGTCTCAAGGACTTGAAGCAATAGCACCAATAGACAAACAACAAAACGAAAGAATTGTTTGGTGTGAAAGGTTGCTTTATCTTATTGTTTTGCTGCAGTTTCCTCAATTAGCATCGATAGCAATGTAAATCTATCCAGATCTATAACTCCTCTATTGAATAATAGCGCAACTAATCTTTGTGAACTTAGATCAGAGATTATCATTGATTCATTGTCATGTGCGTCAAGTTTTGCTAATATTGCATTTGTAACCCACTTACTGCGTGACTGTGTGTATTCTAACTCATTACTGAGCCTCATCATCAAAGACAGAGGAATCCCAATCGATATTGGGACTATTTTATCGCGTGAGCGCGGTCTAGGACTCAAGATATTCACCCTTTTCATCAGTGTAGAGGTGCAGGCTCGCACTTGTATATGTAGGAACTTTAGTGTGATGGGACTTCCATCCACACGTTAAACACAATTTAGCGACGTACTGCACGCCATACAACTTAGGATAGATGGTTTTTAGGTTCTGATCCGGACAATTGAAGCATTTCATTGAATCGACTCCCTTGCTTTCCGAGTTTCGGATAACGTTTTGTAACCAACTTCAACAGTTTTTTGTAACCAATATACAGGTACTGGCATTGTACGAGGTTTGTTTTTGTTACGTTTTAGGATTATTTCCATCTTTTGCAGGCTTCTTCTAATCGTGTCCATCTCTCTTTCAGTCAGAGTAGTGGATGTAAATCTGTTAGACATGACCATACGAGTTGGCTTTTACTTATTATTGATTCGTTATTAATACTACAAATTAGTAGATTTAGCCGCTAGGTGTTGCATTTTCCAGTGGAAATTGCCTAGCGCAGAGCATAGGCGTATAGCGACGAGTATTACCGCATTACTATAAACTACCTCCTATCATCAAAGGGTATGGCTAAAAATGAGTCCTTTTTTATTAGAGCAACAGTAACCCCCGATGACAGCGAAGCATTCGTACAAACTGCAGTAGACCTATCTTCCTATGTGAATGCACTAGGAAAGTCAATCCTCAAGATCAGAGCGATTGAAGGCGAATGGTGCCAAGGCACTACCGGTGCAATTCCAAACGGCGCACCTAAGATGGATGCAGGTACTAGCGGCGAGGCTGTATGGCAACTAACTACACAGTCAAACACTGGGCTAGTTAGCCTGGATGACAGAACAACAATTGCCAAGGGAATGTTATGGTGCCACAATCAAGACGGCGCATCAGCAGTTCCTAGCAACGTCTACAACGACTCCCATCTACCTCAACACTACAGTGATGGTTTCTTGGTAGCAGTTGAAGAAATCTATCTAGGCGCATTTGGCGGCGGCAATTGGGCAGCAACTTCCAATTTGACGTTCAACATAGTCTTAGAATGCGAAGTAATGACCTTAACTCAATCTGCAGCAATGGCATTGGCATTATCTCAACAGTAAGGTGATAACCTTGGCTGTCGATGATTTAACTGCGCGAGCATTATGTGGAGTAATGGAAAAGGCTCTGATCGCCGAAGGAATTGCTCCAACCGTAGCAAAAACTCTAGCAGAACGTGCATGTAAACCGGCTGTAAAAGCAGGAGTAAGAAAAGTCGGTAAGGCTTCCAAGCAAGGTCAAAGGAAAATTAAGTCTGCTTATTCTAGGGCATTTGCTCAAGTCAAAGGCAAATACATGAAAAAGACAGGCGGATGGAAAAAGGGCGGATTCGCGCGTGCAGTCCGTGAAGCACACAGGATGGCGAAGAAATGAAGCGTACTGGTCGTAGAGTATACTTGTCGGGTATATGTAGAGAGGATACAGCAGAAAAGATTCACGTAGAAGGTGGAACGAATGTTGGTGCAATCCAAAATATCCTAGTAGATGAGAGAAGAGGGTATGCTTACAAAATGACTTTTGCTGCAGTATATCCTAATGTGACTAATAGCAATCGTATATTCAATAGTGGATATGGTGTATATTCTTACTCTAGGAGAGAGTTATTGCGTATGACTGATGCACAGGTAGCAGCAGCATTAGGTTACACAAGAGATTTGGCCGTTGACAACCGTAACGTTGCGATTGTTGGAGT